GACCCGAAATAATTGCCGAAATGCAAAACGCAGGGTTTAACGTTAACAACGCAAACAAGAACGTAAAGTCGGGAATAAACGCCGTTAAGACTTTCAAGGTGTGGTGTCAACAAGACGATAATCTTAAAAAGGAATACGAAAACTACAAGTGGAAAAAAGTCGGGGACAACATAACCGACGAACCAGTTAAGCTTTACGACGATGCAATGGACGCGGTGCGTTATGCGGTTATGTTCATTAAAGAAATGTATTACACCGACGACAGTTATTTAACCTTGTAAAACACGAAACTAAAAACTATATTATAAAGTATGGCAATAACAACAATAAACGAACCTTTCGATAAGACACCCGCTTATAACCCTATTAAGTTTTTGTACAACTCAACGAACAAAAATAACCTAGGCTTTAAGTACATCTTTGACGTTTACGAATCAGGAACCGCTAACAAGATAGCTGAATATCGAGTTTACCCAAGATTCTCGGACGGGTACGGTGAGATTGATTTAAGTAAGCTTTTACAAAACAAGGTAAGCTATGACTTCGACCAAACGTTAATTGAAAGCGACCCTGCAACGAATTCATATTACAAGTACGACTTGAAGGTTGGCGAGGAATTCGTGACATCGTACACTTACACGGCTAACCTAGTTAACAACGGAGGAAACGTTCAAATAACCCCAACAACCGCGCACACGTTTTTAGTTGGTGACCAAATCATTTTGAATGCGGGGGTTGCCAATTCAGCAATTAGCGGACTTTGGACGGTCATCGCAGTTTCAGGAACTACCAACTTTACTATTAACGCTTTGTTTGCTAACGTGCTAAACCCAACCGACAATGGAAGCGTAAGTTATGCGGATAACCGAAAGACGGTAACACGTGACATCGAAACGGCTTTGGATAAATATGTTTTTAACGGTGCTATTCCTTGGGCAAGTTTTAGAACTTACGACGAGGTTGAATTCATACTTCCTGATACTAACGCAAGGCTATTAACCAACATACCAAAGACTGGATTTAAGGTAACCGAAACTCAAGATTTGTGGGTGAACATCTTAAACAACTTTGACACAACGGGGTTTATGGTCTTCGGTAATTCTGATGGTGACATATTTTCCAAACCAATAACGGACAACGCGTTAATAACGCAGGTTGGGGTTGGTCCTAATAACTATGGAACACTAACAACTTTAGTCGGGACTGCGCCATTAATTAAACCAACTACAACTTATTATTCGTTCGTTTACACCGATGCAAGTTACTCGGATAGTTCACTTATTTACACGGTTGAACTTGACACACGTTGTATTATCGAACCGTTCGAAATTGCTTTCCTTGATAGGTTAGGTTCGTTCGGTTCTTTTGCTTTTCAGTTGAGGGCTTACGAACAAGGGAATGTTAACAAAGAAACATACAAACAAGACGTAACGGGTTACACTGATTCGGGAATGTGGACTTACGGAACGGATGAAAAGGGGACGCGAGTAATTAACCCAACGGTCACAAAGACGATACAACTAAACACCAATTGGTTAACTATTGAAATGGATAATTATTTTCAAGAACTAATGACATCACCTGAAACCTACATTAAAATAGGCTCAAGATATTTCGCGTGTGTAATTAACGAAACTACTTTCGAAGTGGCAAGGCAAAAGAACAAGAACTTAATTAAGCGAAGCGTAAGTGTAACGCTTTCAAACCAAGATTCGATAAATGGTTAGGATACAATTAGAAAACGGATACCTTGACGTTAAAGACGGGACTGCGTTCCCGTTAAACTTCCAAGTGGGTGACATTCGTGACGTGTCAACTCGTAAGGGGGCGTTTAGTAAAACAATAGTTCTTGAAGACACAAAGAACAACCACGACCTTTTAAACCATTACTACGACGTTAATATTGAGGCGGGAACATTCGACATAAACACGATTACAAAATGTTCGGTAATTCAAAACGGAATCCCCGTAATGGAGGACGCAAGTCTTCAGCTAATATCGGTTAAGAAGAACCAAACAAACGATGCTTACGAACAATCGGTAACTTACGAAGTTTTGGTTAAAGATTCACAAAGCGATTTCTTTACTGAACTAGGTGCAAAGGAGTTAACTGACTTGAATTTTAGTGATATGACTCATTTATATACTTCAGCAAATGTTGTGGCAAGTTGGTCGAACACGGTTAGTGATGGTTATAAATACGTTTTACCTTATTCGGGTGACAACTTTTATCCGTTGAAGGAAATGAAACCTGCGGTTTACGCAAAGGTTTATTTTGATAGGATATTTGAAGCGGCAGGGTTTCAATATACTTGGAGTACTTTGAGCGCAGCTTATTTCGATAAGTTGTTGATTCCTTACAATGGCGACCAAGAATTTTTGGACTTTACGGTGTATGCGGTTGAAGCCAACGAACAACGAAACATAACATACAATTTCACACCTGCAGGTCAATCGGTAGGCTTTACAGAAAAGCTAGATAATTGGAGTGAAACGCAAGACCCGTTTTTATTATTCGACCCTACAACGGGAACTTACACAAACACGTTAACCGTAACGCAAGGCAGTTCTATTGACTTGTTATTTAATTGTAGTTATGACATTGACTTAAACAACACGTCAGGCGCAACGGCTTATTTAAACGCAATAGGTGGGGGTGGAAACCCTTTGAGTTATTTTTATTCGGTTAGAATTCAAATATACGTTAATGGCGTTTTAAACACGGAAACAACATTCGCTTCTTTTTTAGCTACGCTTGACGCATTTAGAACAAGCGGCACTAACATACCAAACGGTGTTACTAATTTAGGTTCGTTTACAAGATTAGTTAACTTGTCAGTTTCAAATTTAGTTGTGGGTGACACGGTTGAAGTTTATGCAGGTGTTCAAGTTGAGACTTATGTTCCGCAGGGTTCAAGTGGATATTTAAGGTGGCAAACTATTGGTAATGTAAACACGGCTTTTGTTGAAACTGAAATAAACAACTTTGATGTTGATATGAAAATAGTGCCGTCAAATAATAACCTAGCAACTGGCGCATTAATTGACCCTACGTTTTGGATTCCTAAAAAAATAAAACAATCGGACTTTGTTAAGTCTATTTTCACAATGTACAATTTGTACACGGAAATAGACCCCGACAACCCGAATAAATTAATCTTGTCACACCGTGACGACTATTATGACGCAGGACAAGAAAAGGATTGGACTTTAAAACTAGCAAAAGACCGCGAACAAGATTTAAAGTTTCTTCCTGAAATAACCTCAAAGCGTTTAATACTAACTTACAAAGACGACAAGGATTCACCGAACACAACTTACTTCAATGCGACTAACGAAATTTACGGACAAGTTGAATATATATTCGAAAACGAGTATGTTAAGAACGTAGACAAAAAAGAAATTCTATTCAGTCCAACTCCGATGAGTAAAACGGTATTCGATGCGGTTGTTCCTTTAATTGCGGGTGCTGCTCCAAAGACGAATATTAGAATACTATTCGACGGTGGTTTATTTCCTTGCAACCCTTTTAATATTTACGACTACGGAACAACGGGACAAATTGGTTTAGTTCAATATCCTTCAATAATACATTTCGACAATCCAGACGTTCCAACGTTTGATTTAAATTTCGGGGTTTGCGATTATTATTTTTACCAACAAAACGTTTTAACAAATAACAACCTTTTCAATTTATATTGGAGACGGACAATAGGACAAATTGACACGGGGAAAATGCTAACCGCTGAATTCGATTTGCGAGAAACGGACATCGCTACTTTAAAACTTAACGATAAAATTCGGATTGATAATTCTTGGTGGAATATTAACAAAGTAATTGACTATGATTGTAACAACCCAAGACTGACGAAAGTTGAGTTGTTAAGTGTTGACACTGAAATTGATTACGCAAGGTTCACAACGGGAAAACCAATTTTCCCAACACCTTCCGAAGTTGGTAATATTACAACACCAATTATAAACTCAAACTACGAAAACACGAATGTAATAAGCCTCGGAAGTAACGCTTTAGTATTCGGACAAGGTAACGTTATTCAACAAGGTTTTAACGGTGTTGTTGTAGGTAATAATAAGTCAGTAAGTTCGGGAGACACGGGTATTTGGACGGACAACTTAAACGGGAAATCCTTAAACAACTTTAACCCTTACGGTTTATTTTTCAACCCTACATTTATTGATGCTGACTATACAGTTCTTGTTGACGACACAATGATTATTTCAAATGGCGCAGCTTTAGTTGACGTGACTTTACCGCCAGTTGGAAACGTTGGTAAAACTTACGTGATTAAAAACGTGTCAACTTTCAATGTCGATGTTTACGGAGATGGGACTGACTTAATTGACGGACTAGGGGTTTATGGCTTACCTCAATGGTTTAGTTTGATTCTTATCGACTCGGGAACGATGTGGCTAAATATAAACTATTAAAACACGAACGAAATTTTTCTATTATAAATTATGGCAGGGACTATAAACGTCGGTACTATTCAAGTCGGAGGACTTAAAGAATTAAAAGCGGAACTTCGTGCGGTTCGTGACGAATTACTAGGAGCGACCGACCCCGAAAGAATGAAGGAACTCGCTGAAGCTGCGGGTGAATTGAAAGATAGAATAGGAGACGCTAACGAACAAATAAACGTCTTCGCCAGTGGTTCAAAGTTCGAACAAGTTTCTAATTCATTCGGAAGTTTAAAGGATTCGATAATGAACCTAGATTTTGAAGAAGCTGCCGAAAAAGCTGAAACATTTCGTCAAACGGTAACCTCAATAAGTCCTGAAACCATTTCAAAAGGAATGACTGGTTTAGCCTCAACGGTTAGCACGTTAGGAAAAACATTTGTTCAGTTCGGAATAATGCTTTTAACTAACCCAATCTTTTTATTGGTTACCGCTATCGTTGCAATCGTTGTTGCTATTGGTGCGTTAATGAATGCTTTAGGAATACTTCAACCGATAATGGACGCAGTCGGCGCAGTTTTTAGTTTTGTTGGTGACATTATAAATACGGTAATTGACGCTATTAAAGAATTCCTTTCGTGGTTTGGTTTGAGTGAGGGTGCTGCCGAAGAAGGTGAAAGCAATGCGCAAAGTCGTCACGATGCGGAAATGGCAAGGAGTGCAGAAAAAATTGCAGCTTTAGAAAGCCGTTCGAATCTAGAACAAAGCGCATACCAACGTGCTATTGATTTAGCTAAAGCCGAAGGAAAAGACGTTACCGAATTAGAGAAAGCAAAACTACGTGCATCAATAACCTTCCAAAAGTCGAAAGAAAAAGAACTTCGTTTACAACATCAATTAATGCAAGCCCAATTAGAAGAAGCTAAATTGATAGCAATAATAAGAGGTGGCGACTATACTGAATATAATAAATTACTAGAACAAACAAAAACAATAGTTACGGGAATAACGTCTTCGATGGAAAGCGTTAAAGATAGCGAAAACCAGTTGAAAATTATTGACATTGAGTCAACAAAAACGCAAGTTGAAAATTCAAAGAAACGAGCAGAAGCCGCCGCCGAAGAAGCTGAAAAAAGAAAAGAGGCTTTAGAAAAAATAAAAGAAATTCAAAACAAGTTTGCTTACGACCAAATGAGTGAACGAAAACAAGAACTTGCCGACATTGACGCGAATTACAAAGAAGCTTTTCAACTAGCAAAAAAATACGGTCAAGACACTACCACTTTACTTGCTAATTACAATGCAGAACGTAAAGCGGTTAACGATGAATTCGACAAAGAGGAACTTGAAAAACAGAAGGAACACCAAGACGCTATTGCTTTATTGCAACGTGAACTTAATTACAAGACGTTAAGCGAAACTGATTTAGCGCGACAAGTTGAAAGGGACGGTTTAGCGGAATGGTATACTCAAAAGTACGAACTAGCAAAAGACGATGCCGAACTTACTAAACAACTAAAGGAACAACAATTACTAGACGAACAAGCGTTAACGGAAAAATACGCTAAAGAGGACGCTGCGAAAGTTGCCCAATACAACCAAAGTTTAAAAGACCTTCGAACCGAACTTAACCAAGTAGGTTTAAGTGACGAAGAAATAGCACGTCAAAACGAACGCCTTGCTTTGGAGAAATGGTATGCTGAAAAATTAGAACTTGCGAAACTAGACGCTGAAGCCCAAGCCGAAGTAAAGAGCGCATACATTGCAAAGTCCCAAGCTTTAGACGAACAAGACAAACAGAAAGCAATTCAAAACGCTATTGACAAGGGTAACCAAATTGCCGAATGGACAACTCAAGGACTTCAAGTAATTAACGATGTTGTAGGAGCATTCGCTAAAGACAACGAGAAAGCGCAAGAACGAGCATTCAAAGTTAATAAGGCGGCAAATATAGCAATGGCAGTTATTGACACTTTAAAAGGTGCGGTTGCTGCATACACTTCGCAAATAATACCTGGTGACCCTACCTCAATTGTAAGGGGTGCAATTGCCGCTGCAATGGTTACCGCTGCGGGTGTTGCAAATATTAAGAAAATAGCTTCAACACAATTTCAAGGCGCTTCAGCTTCGAACGCTCAAGGCGGTGCGGGTACTGGTGGCGGTGGTGGTTTACAACCTGCAACACCTCAAACGAATTTGTTTGGTGGCGGTAACGATATGAACACTTTACAAGGTGCGCAAAGTGTGGAATCTAAACAACAAGTTGTTAGGGCGGTGGTTGTTGAAAGTGACATAACAAGCTCACAAAGTAGAATAAAACGAATGGAAGAAAACGCGACACTATGACAAGTTATTACACTTTATTAAATAAACTCGAAACGTTCTTTAACGCTCATATCCAAGTTAAAAAATTTGGGGGTGAGTTTAGGGAACAGATGCCCAACTTCTCAACCATTGACGAACGTTACCCTTTAGTTTATGTTGTTCCAACTTCCGAGACTTCAGGAATGAACACGAACGTATTTACTTTAGATGTTTATTGTGTTGACATTATTCAAAAGGACCGCGCCAACATAAATACAATTTTAAGCGACACCCAACTTATATTAAACGACCTTTACCTTTACTATACGGACGGTTCGGATTTATCGATTGACATTCTTGTCGACCCAACAATGACGCCTTTAAACAACTTTGATTTAGATTACGTTGCAGGTTGGGTTGGTACGTTTACTTTTGAGGTTAACCAATATTCAGTGTGTGAAATTCCTTTAGAACCAATAACGCCCGTAGTTGTTGAATGCTTACCCGCTAATTATTTGGTTGAATACGAAAACGGAACGGACATACAAAGCGGAACAATACCAAGCGGTGGGAGTTTAACGATTCAAGTTCCCGACCCTATTGAATGCGAACCTGCAATTGCTCAACTCGTAAACACGAACGACTTACTTTTATTAACCGAGTCAATTGACTGCGGAACAACCGAACAAATAATTGCACCCGACGGAATAGTTCATTTACGTAAAGTAAACAACGGAACAATTCACGTTGAAGCAATACCAAGCGGTGAAACAGAAAACTACATCGTTGCGGATAACAACATAACCGTTAACCAAGTTAGCCCGTTTACGATTCACGCTACCGACCCGCTTAACATTCGATTACATAATCAAAGCGGTGGCGACATCGTGCCTCAATCGGTAGTTTACCAAGGTAACTCGAACCACGTTACAATTACGGTTAACACTTCGTCTTTTGTTCCCGTGGGTCAAACGCTACAAAAAACGGGTCAAACAATTAGTTATGCTCAAAATGACGATGGCGACACGGAGCGCGGACGCTTAACAAACTTTTTAACGTTACCTTCAAACAATCCATTTGGAAACACGAATCGATTTACAGATAAAACGGGCGGACAAGTTTACACTAATTCAGTTGCTTTTGATTGGTCAACTTACAACGGTTCAACGGTACTTGCTTATTACTTTGGCGACTCAACAACGAGACCTTGGACAACTCAATTAGACCAATACAAAAATAGTGTGATTGACGGTTTACGAGGTTGGGACTTGTTTAACATTTACGAAGCAATGAACATAATGAACTTTAGCTTTCCGAGTGGATTTCTTTATAATTACCCACCATTTAATTTAACTAGGCGTTATATGTGGGTAAGTACTAACCAAACGGGCGCAACGGGAATTTCAACGGAAACGGCAGGACCAAATCCATTCACAGCATCAACAAAAGTATCTGCGCTTTGGGGAATTTGGGTAAGGGTGTGTAATGTTTCAGGAACTAATATAACTTAATTATGACTTATAAATTTGAAAATTGGAACATCGAAATAATTGACCCTATTAAACAAGTGGTTAACGTAATCGATAACATTGAAAACAAGACGTGCAACGTTGACTTGCTTTTAACAACTGACACTGCGCAGTTTGGTGTAACTTTAAACGGGTTTACTTATTCGGAAACTTGGACAGACCAAGACGTTCGCGATTGGGTAACAATTGAACTAGAGAAATACGAGGTAAATGGCTAGTAAAAAATTCAAGGTTAAATACGCGACTAGAAATAAGTTAGCGAGGTCACTTCAAAAAGAAGTTCGTACACTTGGACTTATTGACACTGGTACGCTTTACGATTCAATTCGAATTTCTGCGGTTAGTGGTGAGGTTATCAATGAGTTAATGATAACGATTAACGCAATGTATTACTATTTATTTTTAGACGAGGGAACAAGTCGCGGAATACCACCTTACTCAATAACCGATAAGTGGTTGCAACGTTCTGACACCCAAGCAATAATTGGTGAAATAGTTGCGGAATATATTGCTTATCAATTTGAAGTTTACCCATTACTAGATTTAGCACCTATATTAAACAACCCTAAAATACAAATACAATTTAACTGGATTGATTCACCTTACGCTAATTTACCAACTGCACCAATGACCGCGTTTTAAGCTAAAACGTGTTTCATTGAAAGCATATTAAACACGAAGGTTAAATTAAGGTCAGTGATGGCGTCAATTTTTGTAATGTCTTCACCCGCTAAATTATAAAGCAAAGATTCCCAAGCGAATTTTGACCGCTTCTTTTCGTTTTCAACTTCTTTCTTTTCTTCGGGGGTTAGTTCTTCGGTGTTTTCGTCTTCGTCGAATTGTTGAGCGAATAGGTTTTCGTATTGTTTAGTAAAATTATCGCGAAATTTTAGGTATTCGTGAACCACACCAAACACGCTAGTAATAGGAATTGTTTTAAATACTTCGGAACGTTCGAATAGGTTGTATTTATAAGGTTCAAAAACACGGTTATTCCATTCGTCTAGTTGTGTTTGTCGGTAAAATATTGCACAAATAATCGGTATATTTCCGATTTTATCGTTAACCGTGAAATAGTCGGTATCAATAAACTCACCTAGCGTTATTTTCTCGAACGGTTTAAACGTGAATTTATCAATTTGTTGGGTAATCTTAACACGTGGTTCTTGACGCAAGAATTTAAGCGGTTCAATTAGTTGTTTAAGTTCGTCAATTTCTAGGTCGTAAAACTCTTCAGGGTCTTCATCCGCAAGAATCGAAAGCATTTCGACCTGCATTTCAAACAACGAATCGAATTCAACTTGTTCAAGTTTCGCGAGTTCGATGAATTGGTTAACCGTTATTTGATTCCACGACTGCGGTAACTTCATTCGTTAATTGTTTAGCAGTGTCTTTTAATTTGTCGGCAACGTAAGCCATAAACGGCAATGCTATTTCAGCATTTAAAGATTTAAACAAATTTGCTTTGTGTTTAATGTGAGCATCCGAATAATGTTCCTGAATGTCGAGGTCTTCGCGTTTAAATATAACGGCTAACATTTTAGACACGTACCTAGTCGGGTCTTTTTTAATAATTTTTTCAATGTGTTTAATGTCACGAACTGACAACTTAAATTTCTTGTCGTAACTGATATACTTGAAACCTTCTATTTCGATAGTTCGTTTTTTCTTTGTTGATGCTTTGTAAGTTACCGTGTTGAATTCTTTAACCTTGTCTTTGAACTCGGAAAAGTCCATTTCGTTTACCTCGTCTTCATCAGCACCAAGGTACGTAAACACGGAAACCCATTTCTCAAAAGCGTCTAGTTCTTGGTTGTTTGTGAACTCGCTAACCTTTTCGAATTGTTCAATAGTTAGTTCGTTAATTACGTTTGGAATTTCTTGCTTACCTAGTTTTATCATCTTATAAGTTTTCAACAAATATAAAAAAAATAACAAACAAATTTTTATCCTATTATAAGGTATGGCGAAAGATTTACCTCTTTACAAAATTACAATTGACGAAGAATATTCAGAAGGCGAAGACTTGGGAATTGATATGATAGCATTCACTTCTAAACCTGCGGTAATGGTTAAAGGGTTAGCGTTTAAAAGCGCTGAAATTTTCCATTTCAAAGACGAACCAAAAATGCGGATTGTTGCTCCCGCAATGATTCCTATGAATATATATAGAAACGATGAGGGCGAGGAATATTACGTACAATTTACGGAGCAGGAAATAGAAAATATTTACTCGAAGTTTATGCAGGATTTAAACAACCAAAACTTGTTTAACCTAGAACACACGGATAAAAAAGTCCCTGCGTATATTCTCGAAGCTTGGATAGTGGAGAACCCAAAAGAAGACAAAGCGTTTTCTAGTTATGGTATTGACGTACCAAAAGGGACTTTAATGCTAACCGCCCAAATCACGGACAAAGAATACTATTCAAAGTTAGTTGAAAGTGACCAAGTCGGCTTTTCAATTGAGGGTTTTCTAGGTCTTAAATTAAGCAACCAAATAAACAAATATAATATGATGTTACCTGATGGAGAACATTTAATTGAAGGCAAAATATACGTTGTAAAAGACGGAGAAGTTGTTGAGATTAAAGAAGAAGTTCCCGTAGAAATGGAGGCTGAAATGGCTGAAGAAGTCGTTGAAGAAGAAATCGAAGCGGAAGGGGTAACGGCAGCGGAAGCTGAAGAAGTTGTTGAAGAAGAAATCGCAATGGCGGTTGACCCTCAAACGGATTCAGAAGCGGTTCTTGCTATCGTTCAACCCGTTTTAGATGCTTTAGCCACTGAATTAATGAAGGCTATTGCTGAAGTAAAAGCATTGATTCCCGTTGTTGAAGAAACGGAAGTTGAAGAAGTTGAATTGTCCGAGCAAAAATTTTCGGCAATTGACCGTTTAAAAAAGTATAGAAAATTATTTAAAGAAAATTAAAATGAACAGAAAACTAAAATTCGATTTGGATATCGAAACTAACGCACTACTTTGTGCGAACCCTGATGAGTTCTATTCTAGAGCTTATTTAACTGAAGACCTAGTTGATAACTACCGAACTTTGCCGGGTATTAAGTCAGCTACTAAATTGGCAAACGTTGCTTTCGGTAACATTTTGAAAGCTTCAACTTGTAGCTTTACTGCTCCTAACGATTCACTAGACGCAATCGATGTTGACGTTTGTGCTTTGTCAGCAATGGCGCAAATTTGTCAGTTTGATTTAGAGCAATCTTTTGTTTCTTTACAAATGGCGCAAGGTTCTAACGGTGACTTTACGGTTGCTAGTTTTATGAACTACTATTGGAATGAAATGTCTTTGAAAATTCAAGAAGACCTTGAGTTAATCAGATGGCAAGGTGACACAAGTTTGAACCCTGTTACTTACCCTATTGAATCTTTATGTGACGGTTATTTAGTAAAACTTTGTGGTGACGAAAACATCGCTGCAGGTCTTTACGCGGGTGCAATTGATTCAACTAACGTAATCGCTCAAATGACTGCGGTTTATACAGCTTTACCTCCTGCGGTTATTCGTAAGAAAGCTGATTTGAGATTTTATGTTTCTTCAAATGTTGCCGCTGCATACGAATTGGCTGCTGCTACGGGTAACACACAAACATACGTTACTTTACCTTTAGGTTTAACTTTCCTAGGTGTTAAAGTTGTAGTTGCTGACGGTATGCCTAACGACACAATGGTATTGACTTTGAAATCAAACCTTATTTATGCGTTCGATGGCGAAGGAGATAGTAAAGCGTTGAAAGCGGTTAACTTAACTGACACTGTTGCTGAACCATATTTGAGAACTCGTGCAAATATGAAAGTTGGTTTTTACTATACCAACCCTGCGGAAATTGTTGTTTACAATATCTGTTTTGACTAATTAATTTAATTACTAATTTGAAGGGGGTGGGGTTATCCCTTACCCCTTTTTTAATACTTATAAAAATGGCTTGTACAACTTTAGAAGCAATCGTAAAAGGGTGTGATAATAACATCGGTTCGATTGTTAAAATTTACATAAACGACCAAGACGAAGTAACTGCGGTAAACGCAAACACGACAACTTGGATTATTGGTTCAATTACTCACACTTCGCCTTTCTTGGAGTTTGAGTTTAGAAGAAACACTTCAAACTATACCGAAGAAGCGGCAATCGATTTAATTAACGGTTCGTCTTTCGTTACGCAAACAATTAACTTAATGTTCCACAGACGCGAGGCTGCTAAATCTTTGGCTATCAAAATTCTTGGCGAAGGTCAAAGAGACCTTTCGGTTGTTGTTTTGGATGGAAACGGAATCTATTGGTACTTTGAAAACGTTCAAGTAACGGCATACGGCGAG